ACCCTCCAGTACTTTCAGGAATCGGATTTTCGGGTGGGAATTGTTGCTTCTGCCTGCCCATGCAAGGTAATATTCGCCGTCAGAAATGCTGGTGCATTCTGTGATGGTGGTGATAAAGGTGTCCGACTGCAGCCAGCGGAAATCCAGAGATACCGCACGATTTGCATCGATCTCTGTGTTTACATACACGCCAATAGGAATGTCGATCTTCTGCGGTTTCGGCACCAGATACAAACTTCCGGCTTCACTCGAACCCGACTGATAGGACATCACAATTTCAGCATTTTTCGTCAGGGACAATGGCTTTGCACAAACAGTCAAAACCAACTTATCCCAGTTGAAGCACTCCTGAGAATAGGACAGCACAAAATCATTTGCTGCACTGCAAAACTGCGGATAGGCAGCCAGAAAATCTGTCATTGTCTGATAGCTGCCGTCCAGAATCATGCTGAGATTCGATGCATAGGTCGAAACGGCATCCTGTCCGGACTGAAACAGAATAGTGTAATTTCTGCCGCTTGTCAGGTTATTGATTTGCTTTTGCAGGCTCTCCAAAGTGCGTTCTGCCGTTCCGATTCTGGAAGTATTGCTCTCCACCTTTTCCGAATAGACCGTAACCTTTGTACTAAGCCCATTGATTTGTGTGCCAAAACCATCCCATTGTGCGATTTTAGCGGCAGTGATCTGATCCAATGCGGATTGATTTTCGTGGGTATGCGATTTATCTTCCAGGCGTGTGATGGAAAGTGTATGCTCCTGCAAGGTATACGTCAGACTGTCGGACAATTCCTGCACTTTTTCATTCACATAATTGACCTTGGCATAGGGTGCAAGGTCTACGGCTGCACCCTCTGTTAATGTCACTGTAGTTGTACCATTTTTATCTGTAATGGTGATTGTGATAACACTGCCATCCTTCACAACATTCGCAATCGGGGAAAAGCCGTCTTTACCAGCTACGCCAGCATCTCCCTTTTCACCTTTTTCTCCGGGAACGCCCTGCAGCCCTCTATCTCCGGGATCACCTTTTTCGCCCTGCAATCCGGTGTCGCCCTTTTCACCACGCTCACCAGTATCACCTTTTTCACCTTTCAAGGATAAAAGCCATTTTTCCTCAGAGTCTTCGTAGCCATGCTCCACTGCAATTGCATATGCTGATTTTCCATCTGCACCATCTTGACCGGGATTTCCTTTGGCTCCTGTATTGCCTTTATCACCTTTCAAGGAAGAGAGCCAGTCTGATTCAGAGCCTTGATAACCTTGCTCTACCGCAATTTGATATGCAGATTTACCGTCTGTACCTTTTTCTCCGTTTGCACCATTATGAAGCGTTGCAGAAGTTTCGCCATCGGCATCGACAATGGTAATTACAACACCAAACTCCATTTGCTCCGTCTTCACTTTGGGAGAAAATCCATCTTTTCCATTTTGAAGTCCAGTAGCCTTTTCGTCCAGTTTTTTCAAAAGCTGCGTATATAAATCCAGAGTCGGCGGAATTGGCGTATCCCCATCTGCGACAAAACCGGACGGTCGGATGTGAAGTGTGACGGGTACTGTTGTTGCACGCAGTGTAGTATCGCTTTCTGCATCGTAGCCAAACAAACTCATCTTCACTGTACCGGGATGCAGTTCGGCAGGCAGCAAGCAAGTCGTTCCCTCTGTGCCAAGCACCACGTTGTATGTTTCTTCACACTGCGTGAACTGCACCACTTTGTGCAGCATTTTCCAAGCTCCATCAAACACGAACTTCACCGAAACAAATGCGATCTGGTCAGAGGCAATGACCTCTCGCTCCAGCACCTCGATTTTTTGCTGTTTCACTAAGAATTTCATCATCCATTTTTCACCTCGTTCCATGTTTGATTTTCTCTGTCATAAACCATTTCACCATCGACACACACCACCTTATTCAGATAGCCGGGATTCGTGCTGCCACTGTTGCCATCCCAATTCAACGATTTCTCTACCTTTGCCCACTCTGCCAAACTGCCCTCATAGGTGATGGTGTCCAGTTTGTAGCAGTAATTGATCATATGCGAACCAATTTTTCGTACATTCTGGCTAAGTGTCAGTTGCTGCAGCTTGTGGCAATTGACAAAGCAGAATGCAGGAATTTCGGCACATTCTACTCGAACTGTCTGCAGCAAAGGAGAATCTTGAAATAGATATGTCCCCAGTGTAGTCAACGTTTTCGGCAAAGTGACCGTGGTCATAGATTGATTTGTAAAGGCTTTTTCATCAATTGTATCCACAGAAGACGGAATCTGCAATGCAGTTAAACCGCCATCTGAAAATTGGAAAAAGGCACGTTTGCCGATTCGTTTCAAGGTATTTGGGAAACTTGCTGTTGACAGATTGCTGTAGCGTTCAAAAATGCTATTTCCGATCTCCGTGATTCCTTGCCCTACAACCAGCTGCTTGATGTCGGTATTTTCAAAGAACGGTGATGTACCAATCTCATAAGCATAAGTTGCACCCGTTCCACGCAAAAGCAATTTCCCGTTTGCATAAAGGATATAGTAGACGTTTTCTCCGCATTGTCCGCTTTTTAGAATATCACCGCCAATCAAGTCATCTACCTTGGTTTGCAGTTCGGAAATCTGACTGTTCATTGCATCCAGCCGTTTTTGCAGTTCCTCCAGAGATGCCTGATTCTCTGCCATTTTTGAGAGCATCTCTGTTACTCTGCACTTACCAAGAATACACTTGCAGTATCCGCATTTGCTTTCATCTGCACGGCAGTCTGTCAGGTCGGAATCCAGAATACTTGTCGTTCCAGCACGCAGTCTTACAACTGCTAAAGTCAGATAAGTCGTCACATTGTTGTTGGTAAAGGCGGGAATGGTTGGACTGGTGGCTGCTGTACCTGCCAGAACACGAATCCCACAGGTGCGTGTGGAACGATCACAGTAGATTCCGATTGCTACATAACGATTTAGAGATTCATCTACATAGGAAGAAAGGTCGATGGTATGCAGGGTATCACTGATAAAGTAGTGTCCATCGATCCACGCCTTGCCCGTGCCGAATGTAACGGATAAATTTTTGACCGTTGGTGCAAAGCACTGCCGGTAAGTATCCAGAATCCCGTTGCAAATCAGGCTGGACAAATATGCGGTGAAATCCTCTGCGGTATACACCCGGTCGAGGTTTTGTGCGTTAAAAAATCCATAGGAAAAAGACATATGAATATCACTCCGTTTCTTTGAAAGTCGGGGTCAGACTTCTGCCGTTCTGGTCGAAGCTCTCCACCATGCCAATCAGCTGTATTTTCGTCTGAATCAAACCAAAGCGTTTCTGTTCCACAGTCACATAGTCGCCCACAAAGTAATCCTTGTTGTACTGATACTGGGTGGAAAAAGCAGCGATGGCGGATTCCGATGCCGTTTTCGGCTGTACCAGATGTTCCGCACCGCTGCTTTTCAAAATTTCCAGATATTCCGCATCGGTCACATCTTCTTCCTGTGCCGTGTTTCGCTCGTCTACATACACCTCATATCGGTCAAGGTAAGTTGGCTCTGCACCAGAACAGAAGGTCGTGCGTTTTTTGGCATTGCCTTCGCCGCAGCCCAGCACATAGGCGAAGTTTTTCTGCACCGCATCATCCGCAGCATAGGAAAAGGACAGCAGATTGTTGTATGCATCGGAAAACACAATGTGGGGATTTTCATCCTGAAACAAACTGCGGTCTGTTCCGGAAAACAGGTTGCATTTCAGTTTATTTCCATCCAGACGCACATTTGCCGAACCGCCGATGGTTTCACAAAGGCTGTACAGCCATTCTAAGATGTTATCATAGCTGACCTGCATTCGTGCGGTGTTCTGCCAGCAGTCACCGGACACCGTTCCCATGGAAAAACCGGGCAGATTGCGGATTCCGGCAGAAATCACATTGCGGGACAGCACCTTGCGGACGATGTCCTCATAGCTGCCGTTTGCGGTGATGGTGGGATAGATGATCCGCCGTTCCAGAAGACAGGCAAGAAACCGTCCGGTGACTGTCAGGTAATCGCCCTTTTCGGCATCGGTCTCCAATTGCAGAGATTCAATGATGCCGAAGTGCTGTGCATCATCGCTCCTTGCCACAATTCTGCCACGCTGAAAGATGGATACATTCTGGGGACTGGCAGCGATATACACCTCAAAACAGCCGCACTGGTAGAACTCAATGTCCCATAAGAGCGAAGAATAGCTGTCGCAGATGGCTTCCAGTGACACAGAGATCTGGTCTTTCAGAGCCGTCAAGCTGTAAATTTCCAACTGCATAGCTATACCCCCAGATAAGAATTGCGGTGCATCAAAGTCACACGCAGTTTTTTCACACCACGTACTGCCTCGACCCGAAAGATATTTGTGCCTTCCTTCAAGGTCAGCCAGGTGGAACCGGAAACCAGCCGGTTCAGGATATTGCTGTCTACGCCGTTACGTGTCAGCATGACGGTCTTGTTTCCGGTTTTCGTGGTAACCGTAATGACATCGCCGGTCAGAATATCACCTTTGATTTGCAGATACTCACCGTTTTCGTTGTAGATGGTCGGTGTCACTGCCACCACTTCCTGCGGAATGTCGCTGGGCAGTGCCTCAATTCGCAGTGTGAATCCGGTTTCATCCCCGTCATTAGTGATAGAGAACAGGTTGCTGTTGGAATACACACCCAAAGGAAACGGAGCATCGTTCTCCGGAAAGGGAAAGTGAAATGCTCCGGTGATGCCGCTGTAATAGGCATAGAAAATATCCCGGCTGTACCAGTAGATGTCCGGACAGAGAATAGAGATCTGCCCACTGATTTGCTGCTCGAAATGCTCCACTTCGCAGGTTTCTACATACCCCTCGGCATAGACATCGATGTTTGCCGTCTTGTACCAGATTTTGATGTATCGAGACGGCTTGACCACATGATACAGCTGATGCCGCCGTTTCTCGATGCTGATGCCACGCATGGCAAAGGAGATGACCACGTTTCGCTTTTCGATAAAGGCGTTATTCAGGTAGCTGCCGTTCATGCCAGCATAGGAAGATGTGGAGATCGTTCCGGCAGGCGGATTCAGACCTTCGATTTTGGAGGTCATGTATTGGTTGGCGGTGGTGGACAGATTCACTTGTTCGCCGGATTCGTTTTCGAGGATGAGAGTGAAATACATGGGATACCTCCTTGCTTTTTCTGGTGGGGTGTGATATAATAGATAAAAATGATAGGGGCATTAGCCCTGTAAATCGGAATTTGTGTGACGAATTATGATATTTAATTTAGAGACGAGGTTGTTAAAGATGAATATAAAACGTATGATTGAAGAAGATAACAGAATAGGCAACTTTATCAATGGAGAATTCTTATCCTATGCTGAACAGAATAATGTTGATTTGAATTATAATGAATTCTGTTTTATTGCGGAAAGCGATGATGGTGAGATAGTGGGTGTTATTACAGGTCGTGCATATTATAATGAGGTGCATATAGGTGATTTGATTATACATAAAGCTCACAGAAAATGTGGATATGGAAGTAAACTTGTTTCAGCAGTTGAGGAAACATTTCAAAATGCAGGATATGATAAAATTACACTCACGACATTTGGATTTCAAGCACCGGAATTCTATAAGAAACTTGGATATATCGTTGAATTCATTCGAGAAGATAAAAATCCTAAATTATGCAAGTATTTTTTGTCAAAGCGAATCATTCGATAAATTCCAGTTTACCACTCTACACATTCAACGCATTCCGTGTCAACCGATAAATCTCCAACCGTGACAATGCCTTCGGCGATTGATTGGTCTGATTCACCGTTTTCCGGTTGTCCGTGTTGTAATAATTGTTCACCGTCCCACCAGAACTGCCGGGCAGCATTGCTCCGGAGATTCCATGCAAGCTGTAATTCAAATCAGAATCCATAGTCAGCTGCATGGCTTTCGCCACACCGCCCACTGCTTTCTCCACATACTTCTTGCTTTTGTCGATGCCGTTTGCCAGCCCTTTCATAAAGTCCGGCATCCAGCTTTCGTAGTCTGTCAGCGGGCCTTTGTCCGGAACCGAGAAGTGCAGGAAATCCCGAATGGTATCGGCAACATTGGTGACGCAGTCTGCCAGCCAGCCGATGGCACTCTGAATGCCGTCAATGATTCCCTGAATGATGTCCCGTCCCCAGTTCCAGGCATCGGAAGCCAGTCCCTTGATATATCCTACAGCGGCATCGAACCCATTCTGAATGGTAGATTTGATGCCACTGATTTTGTTGGAAACCGCAGAACGAATGTTGTCCCAGATGCTGGACACCGTAGAAGAAATGCTCTGCATCACGTTGGAAATGGTGCTTTTGATACTGTTCCAGATGTTAGATACCACCGACCGGATGGCGTTCAGAACATTGGAAACCGCAGAGCTGATCTGATTCCAGATAGACGATACCACAGAAAAAATGGCATTCATCACACTGGAAATCGTGCCGGAGATGCTGTTCCAGATGGAAGAAACCACATTCCAGATCGCAGACAAAACAGAAGAAATGAAACCAGATACCGCATTCCAAACTGTAGTCACCACATCTTGAATTGCCGTCAAGACCGTGGAAATTGTAGTAGAAATGGCATTCCAGATGGTTTCAAAGGTCGTTCGGATGCCCTCTAAAATGGGCGTTAAAAACGCCACGATCGCATTCCAAATGGCATTGATCTTCTCCGAGATCCAGTCCATGACTCTGCCCACAATGATCTGAATGGCTTCAAAAATCGTCTGAAACAGATAACCAAATGCCGTGATCAGCGGTTCTAAGGTGGTGTAAATGGCATTCCAAACGGTCGTAATGACGTTATGAATTGCCTGAAAGACCGTAGAAACCACATTGTAAATGGCATTGAAAATCGTGCTGAAAAAGTTGTAGATCGCCGTAAAAATGGTGGTGAAGAAATCCCGAATCGCCGTAAATACGGTCGTTGCCACCGTCTGAATGGCAGTGACAATGGTGGTGAATGTATTGGAAATGGATGTCCAGGTGTTGACGAAAAAGTCCCGGATTCCGGTAACGATTCCCGTGAAAAAGGAAGCAATGCTGTTCCATGTGTCCACGAAAAATGTTTTGATGGAAGTCCAGACTTCGTTCCAGCTTGTTCCGAACCATCCCAGCACCACATCTGCAATGCCTTTCAGAGTATTCATGATATTGCGGAACGTGTTGACAACGAAATTCCAGATAGATGTAAAAATTCCCTTGATGCCGTCCCAGCACTGCTCCCAGTCACCAGTAAACAAACCGATCAATACATCAAGTGAATTTAAGAGAATATCTGCAAATCCAGAGAAAATATTGGAGATATTCTGAAAGACGCCTTCAAAAATAGGAGCCAGCAGATTGCACAGTCCATCCCACGCCGCTTTCAGCACATCGGTAAAACTCTCAAAGTCGAATCCCAGAGCGTTTAACCGGTCAGTGATGCCCTGTGTCAATCCGGTAAAGGTGCTTTTGATTTGCTCCCAGATGGCGATGATGTTGCTTTTGAATTCGTCATTGGTTTTCCAGAGATGCACAAAGGCAGCCACCAGAGCGGCAATAGCTGCGATAATGGCAAGCAGCGGACCTAATGACACACCCAACGCTCCGGTAATAGCTCCGATGCCACTCTGCACAACAGAGAAAAGGGCAGGCAGTTTGGACACTGCGGAAAAGACCGTCCCCACACTGGAGATGGTCTTTCCAAGCACCACCAACATCGGTCCCAGAGCAGCAGCCACCAGTGCAATTTTCGCAATGGTTTCTTTTGTCTGCGGATCCAACTGGTTCAGCTTGTCCACCAGTTCCTGAATGCGGGAAACAATGGAGCGAATGGTGGGCATCAGAATATCGCTAAAACTGATCGCCAATTCTTCCAGCTGAGATTTCAAAATGGTCACTTGTCCGGCAAGGTTATCCTGCATGACCGCCGCCATTTTTTCGGTCGTGCCATTGTAGCCGTCTACTGTATCCGAACAGGTGTCAATGGCATTGGACAGCTTTTCAAAATCCGCTGGGGAACCATTGATGATCGCCAGCATACCGGACATAGCCTCTTTGCCAAACAGCGAGGCAGCCGCCTGTGCCTGTTCTGCCTCGGAAAGTTCGCCCAATTTCTGTCGGAGTTGTTCCATAAGTTCCCGTAAAGAGTACATCTTGCCGGAACTATCCGTCAAAGAAATGCCGTACTGTTCCATGGCAGATGCTACCGTGCCTGTCGGCTTTGCCAGATTGGTGATAGCGGAACGCAGTGCTGTACCAGCCTGTGAGGATTTGATACCGGCGTTTGCCATTAGTCCGATGGCAATGGCAGAGTCTTCAGCAGAGTATCCCAAAGAACCCAGCACCGGAGCGGCATATTTGAAAGTTTCACCCATCATGCTGACGTTGGTATTGGCATTAGAACTTGCGGCCGCCAGAATATCCGCAAAGTGTCCGCTGTCCGAAGCAGACAAACCGAAAGCGGTCAGAGCATCCGTGACAATGTCCGAAGTTGTCGCCAAGTCCTCACCGGAAGCGGCGGCAAGGTTCATAATGCCTTCAATACCGCTGAGCATATCATTGGTTTTCCAACCTGCCATTGCCATATAGTTCATGGCTTCCGCAGCCTCGCTTGCAGAGAATTTTGTTTTGCTGCCCATTTCACGTGCTTTTTCCCGGAGAGCATCCATCTCTGAACCGGTCGCACCCGAAACAGCTGCCACTTTTGACATGGCGGAATCGAAATCCGCACCAGTTTTCACGGCAATGGTTCCCAGAGCCGTGACACCGGCAGTGACCGGCAGCAGCTTTTGTCCCACACCGGAAATTTTGTCCCCGGCGGACTGCAGCGTTTCACCCAGAACGCCCATCTTTTCCAAGGCGGTGTGAGAATTGTTTGCTTCTGTGGTCAGGCGTTTCAGTTCGTTTTCGGTTTCGATGATCTCCCGCTGCAAAGCATCATACTGCTGCTGTGAGATTTCACCATTCGCAAGAGCCGTATTTGCCTGTTCTGCAGCGGTTTTCAGCACTTCCAGCTTTTCCTTGGTAGCAGATACCGCATCTGCCAGCAGCTTGTGTTTTTGGGATAGGAGTTCGGTGTTGGTGGGATCAAGCTTCAGCAGCTTCTGGACATCTTTCAGCTGCGTCTGTGTCCCCTTGATATCCTTGTTGACACCTTCCAGTGCTTTTGACAGCTTGGTGGTATCACCGCCGATTTCTACGGTGATGCCTTTGATTCTATTAGCCATACAATTCTCACCTCCTATCAAAACGCATCAAAGTCACTCTGATCTGCCAGCACATCATAATGACAATCGTCATTCTCCCGTTCGGTGAACATATCATTCACCAGACCAATGGTCAGAAAATCCAAATCGCCCATTGACAAACCAAGCTGAACGCACCGCAACAAAAACAGCGGTGTGGTCATCGGTCGGTCAATCGGGCGATGTTTTTTTTAGACTTGACCTGTGTTTCTACGTTCAAACCCCAAAGGTCGATCAGCTGCGGCAAGATCTCATAAATGCTGAACGTGTTAAACTGCTCCAACCACTCGTCCGGCGATGCCGGAATGGCTGCATCGGCGTGTTTTGCCATGATGTAGGCGATGTTCTCAAACACTTCAAGGCTCTCGATGTCCAGTGCGGAGGATTCCTCTGTATTTTCTCCCACAGACTTTTGCAGTGCTGCAAAATCCTGATAAATATCTCTGCGAAATTTCAGACGATACAGTCTGGGGACTGCCGCACTTGCCTTAAACGGCACATCAATACCATCAATGGTGATGTTCTTCTGAATTGCCATACTGCACCCTCCTTACGCTTTCACAGATGCTGCGGATGCCTTACCACTCTGTACAGCGGCAGCCAGATTTGGCATATATACCGCCTTGTACCAATTCTCATAGACCTCGGCATCCGTTTTCTCACAGGTTTTAGTTTTTACCAAACCACTGTTCAACGCCGTTGCGGTCAAAGACAGCGTTTCTGTTTTAACTTCCTTTTCGTCCTCAATGGTGCTGGATTCTGTTGCCGGACGAGAGGCAGAGCAGCAGAACAGACAGTGCCGAATTTTATTCTTATCGCCGCTGAATTCAAACAACAGGGCAAACTGCGATACTTCTGCGGTATTGGTTTCCGTGAGAACGCCCTTTTCATCCAGTTTCTCACCGAGAATGTCTGTCGCAAACTCAAGCGGAACCAATGCGATTTCAAGATCTCCAGTGTAACCAGAGTTATTGTTGATCACATAGTACACACCATCGTCAGCGTAAAAATTGGATGCTTCACCTTCTGCATCGATAGACAGCGACACTGCACCGGGAATGCGAACCGGCTTTGCAAAAGTCGGCACACCTTCTTCATCATAAGAGGTGATTTTTGCATAGTGAACTTTGTTCAGACCGAATTTTACCTTGTTTTTCTCCATTGCCATATAGATCAAACCTCCATCTCATAGAGTACTTCATACAATTCTTCCGAATCAATGAATGTTTCTGTTTTTGTATAATAAATCTCGTGCTGGGAAAGCACTGACTCCACCTGTTCTTCTAATTCCGGCAGTTTTTTATCCGTGTACAATTCAATGTCCAGCTGTTTGCAACTGAAATATGCCAAATTATCTGCCGAAAACGTATTCTCTCCGGGAGATAAGAACAGCAGAAAAGGCGGTTCAGGACTTTCGCCTTCCGCATAATGATGATAGGCGAAAGGTAGTCCCATTTCCTCCATCATTTCTGCGATTTGTTCGTAGGTCATGACAAAGCCCCCTCAATCAAATGCTCCAGCAACTGCACACCGTTTTCTTCCGCAGGAGCAATATGCGGTTTGCCGGATACCCGACCACCGCCACGTTTAGCATGACCTTTCTCCAATAAATGTGCCAGTTGATAACGATTCTTACTGTGGACAATCATCTCAAGAGAATGGCTGTTTTCCTTTGTCTTTTTGGCAGTCCAGCTTTTTGAATACGCACCTGTTCGCTTTGGAGCGTTTGAAGATATTTCATCTTTTACAGACTTTGCAGTCTTTCTGACTGCTTTTTTCATTGACGTATCTGCAAGGTCTGCATATTCCGTCAGACCTTTCATAATCTCATCATCCATTGCATCAACTGTAGTCATCGGAAGCACCTGCCTTTCGTATTCCACCATCGATTTTCATGTAGTTGTTGTGGTCGTATAAAGGAGTAATTCCGGTGACATTGTAAATGTTATTCCTAAAAAGAATACGGAAATTGGTACTGTTGATGTTCATCGATGCAGGACTTTGACGGACAAGAAATTCAAGCTTTTGTACCTCTTTGGTAACTCCTGCATCGGTGGTTTCACTTGCTGTTTTCACAGTTACCTTTGCCCACAGAGAAAATGTTTCTTCCCACTTGGTGATGTGATTTCCAATCTCATCAATAACAGTCCTGTGTTCCAGAATGGTAATTCTTTGATTCAAAGTTCCGATTTCCATTACATCACACCCTCTCGCTGTGCAAACAGAATTGAACGAAGATTTAAGGTCAGCTTTTTGTAATCAGGATTACTTCTGTTTTCATAAAGATACCCAAGTGCGAAAAGCATCGCTGTCCGCACGATATCCTCATTTTTTGTAAAATTTTCATCATCTAACCTACCAACGTCCATTACCAGATTTTTTGCTGTAGAAAGCAGATTCTGAATCAGACTATCGTCCTCCTCATAATCCACTCTCAGATAGTTTTTCGCCTCTTTCAGCGTAATCATAGCATCACGCTTTCTTGATGGTAAGTGTCTTGATTGCTTCCGGAAGAATCAACTTGCCGTCCAAACGCTGCGAAGCAAGGAAACCAACCTGACCTGTCATAGCAAAGAGTTCATTCAGTCTCTTGAAAGAGCGTCCCTGTCTGTCGGCCACCCAGTAATAACTAAAGTCGCCGAATGCCATGCATTTGTTGCCTGACTTGATTTCCGGCACATAGCTGGATGTCTTGTAAGGACGATTCAGAATGGTATCCGGAACACCAGCCTGCACAGACGGACTCCAGATATAGTTTCCTGTGTTGTCCTTCAATTTTCTGAGAGCCTTGACAGTGGAATCATTGAGCACCCACACTGCCTTCTTGCGGTACGGACTTCTGAGGGAGTAGAAAAGTTCCATCACATCATCAAACGTGATGCTTGCACCTGTGGTGGAAGTGCCGTCTTCTGCACCGCCTGTTGCGTTGAAAATGCCGGTCGGTTTTCCCTTGCCGTCACCAACGAAGAATGCTTCTTCTTCCTTCGCACCAATACGGCGTGCAAACTCTTTTGCAATGTAGGACGGCAGGTCAAATACGCTGTCATTGAGAAGTTCCTCAGAAATTTTGATTGCTGTTCCCAGCTTATATGCGGAAAGCGATGCCTGTCCGAACGTATCATCAGAAAGAGAATACTGCTGTTCTTCGTCCATCCAGACCGCATCGCCCTTCGATGTTACGATAGGAATCTTGCGGTCGCCGGAACTGGTCTTGATGACGGTTGCCATCTGACGGAAGATGCTCTCTTCCTCTAATGCTTCCACCAGTTTTCGTTCGTGAGGTAGCAGTGTGCCGCCTTATCATCTTTCGATGACAGGTTTGCACAAAGCCCCTCCCAAACCGTGCTTACACCTCTCGATGTACACGGCTTTCCATTCATTATTGACATGTCATTTATTTTGTTCCCTGTGAATCTTTTTGAAGCATTTCGGGCAAACAATCAACGTTTTACGTCTCATGTGAAGCATTTTCTTGCCCCATTCCGTAGTGCTTTTCAGATTCTTCATTTTACCTGCATGATAAATACAGCAGGAATCACTATTATCACCACACAGCTCACATACCCCTGCGCTTAACCGCACATATTGTGACAGCTTTTTCGGGTCAAAGGATTTGTATTGCCATGGGTCTTTATCGGACATCAACTTACCGGCTTTGCAGTCAGCTAACGAGACAAGCTTTGCATATTTGATACCGCCTTTAACTTCATGGGGAATAGCCCATTTGCCATCATGACGATATTTTTGGATGATTTTTCTCGTTGTGCTGTTGCTTTTGCTTGCAAGCGTCTTTAGACAGCTATATTCCATAAGATAACGGAAATAATTCAGCTTATCATAATTCGCTGCTAAGCAGTAATAATTGCAAATGCCACGGATTTGTGCATTATACCTGTTCACAATATCCACTTCCGAAAGATGTCTTAATCTTGGAACGCAAACCGCCCAGATTTCTCCGTTTGGTTTTTGTTCTATGATGTCGTTTTTGAACAGGAACTGCATGATCTTATCTTCGAGAGGTACAGTTAATTCTACAGAGTTATTCAGCGTTCTTTGTTTAACACCGTTTGCCTTTTTCTTTATCTTCTGGCTTCGGCGTACCGCAACGTCATAACCAAGGAAACGTACTCGTTCAGCACTGTGTGTGATCTTTGTTTTCTCAGCACTCAACTCTAAATGGTACTGCGTTGATAGAAATTCTCTCAGAATCTCTTTAATTTCTTCACAGTCTTCTCTGCTTCCGCTGATTCCAATTAGAAAATCATCAGCATATCGGCAGTATACAAGCTTTTTATCGTCGGACATTCTTGCGGGCGTTTTCAATTTTTGATTGCACACCGCTTTATATTCCTTGATTGCAAGCTCACGTTCCTCACCTTTTACCCTGTCAATCTTCTTTTGAAGTGTCTGCCTTCTTTTCGCTAAATGAAGATATTCCGGTGTCTGGTGTCGTGTAGACTGCTTATCGAACTTTTCCTTGAGTTTCATGACTTTCCGGTCAAGCTCATGCAGGTATATATTTGCCAGAATAGGGGAAATGATTCCGCCCTGTGGTGTACCGGAGATTGTGGTATGATATTGAAAATCTTCCACATAACCTGCTTTCAGGAAAGCTCTGATAATATTGATAAATCTGCTGTCCTTGATTTTGACTTCTAACGTTTTAATAAGCACTGCGTGGTCTATATTGTCAAAGTGAAATTGTCAATAACACTTGACACATTAACCGCAAGGATTTTGAAGTTAAGCAGCGATAGTCAAAGCTGAATAGAAT